CAGCNGTAATCGCAACAGCGGTGATGGGAACGGCGGTAATTGCAACAGCGGTGAATCGCAACAGCGGTGATTACAACAGCGGTGATTGCAACAGCGGTGATTGGAACAGCGGTGATTACAACAGCGGTGATTGCGAACAGCGGTGATTGGAACAGCGGTGATTGCAACAGCGGTGATGGGAACGGCGGTAATTGCAACAGCGGTAATCGCAACAGCGGTGATGGGAACGGCGGTAATTGCAACAGCGGTAATCGCAACAGCGGTGATTGGAACAGCGGTGATTGCAACAGCGGTGATTGGAACAAGACCAACTTTTCAAGTGGTTGTTTCAACACCAAAGAATCAAAGATTTTAATGTTCAATAAACCTTCTGATTGGACTTTCAGGGATTGGTGGAAATCAGAAGCAAGGTGTCTGTTGAACAAGATTCAGCACAATGTTTTTGAATGGATTTGGCCTGATGACATGACTGATGAAGAAAAAGAACAACATCCTGAATATGAAACAACAGGCGGTTATTTGAAAGAACTTGATACTTCTGAATGCGGCCAAATCTGGTGGAACGCACTAAATGACCGTGAGCGTGAAGTTATCAAAGCTATCCCGAATTTTGACCCTGTAATCTTTAAGCAGATTACAGGTATTCAGATTGAAAGCGGGGATGTAGAATAATGGCTGTTTACAACGAGTTACAGCGGCGTAGTGCGCCGCTGGAACCAGACCAAAAAATCATGCAAATCATCAAGCATGCCCATGCGTTACAAATCAAAATCAGCAAATTGCAGTCCGAAAGATACGACATATTGGATTTTATCGGTCAATGTCAGTATTTTGACCTTGACAAAAAGGATGCAATCTTGGACATGTACGATGACAAAATCAATGAGACCAACGATGAATATCGGCAGGTAAAAAATCGTCTGGACGATTTGGGGTACTGCGTATGAAAAAGGCGAATGGCATGTACATAAACGGTACCATACAAACAACATTTACCCTATATTTGCCGGTTGATGCGCCCACTTGCAGTTATTGCCGCGGATGCGTCTATGACAGCGGCAGGCGGACAAGATATTGCTTTTTTACAGACGAGCTGTTGCCGGCATTTGATAGGTGTATCGGGGCACGATGTCCCGCCGAATGGAAAGAGGTGAAATAATGAGCAGAGTTATTTGTGTAATGGGCGAATCTGGAAGCGGCAAAACGACATCCTGTGAACATTTAGACCCTAAAAGCACCCCTTTACATAGACGCGGATAAAAAAGGGCTGTCGTGGAAGAGCTGGCGAAAGCAATACAGCGTCGAGAATGGAAATTACTATCGCGGAACAGATATTACTGCCATTAAAACGCTAATAAGCAAAGCGAACAAAGAAAAAACACATATAAAGACCATTGTCATTGACACTTTGAACGGAATCATGGTATCGGATGAAATGCGGCGAATAAAAGAAAAAGGTTATGACAAATGGACGGATTTAGCGCAATGTGTTTGGGATATCATCGATAGCGCGTATAGTTATCGGGACGATTTGANGATTGTGTTTATGGCACACTCACAAACCGAGCGTGATGACAGCGGTTATTTTTTTACAAAAATTAAAACCAATGGTAAAAAGTTAGAGAAGATTCAGCTCGAAACCAAATTTACCACGGTGTTGCTGGCAAAATGTGTGGATGGCAAATACTTGTTTGAGACGCACGCAAACAACAGCACATGCAAAACGCCAAAAGGCCTATACGAACAAGGCGAAATTGAAAACAACATTGCCAAAGTAATTGCGGATTTAGAAAACATATGAAAACGAATAAAGGAGAATTTTTATGCAAAAACCAAAAGGATACGATGATGTAAAACCATATGTACAACAGGAGCGCTTACCGGCTGGTGGCTATGTGCTTAAAATTATGAAGGCTGAAGAGGTCAAATATGATTGGGGCAGTGTCCTGTTAATCAGCTTTGATGTGGCAGAGGGCGAATGCAAGGACTTTTTTGCCAACAACTATCGCAACCAACAGATGGAGGACAAAAAGTGGAAAGGTACGTTTAGACTTAACGTCCCCACCGGAGATGGTACGGACAAAGACAACAACGCGGCAAGACGCTTTAAGACCAACATGAACATGGTTGAGGATAGCAATCCGAACTTTCATTGGGATTGGGACGAGACAAAACTCAAGGGGTTACTTGTAGGCGCCGTATTTAACAATAAAGAGTATGAATTTAATGGCCGCCACGGTTTTTACACAAATTGTCACCACTTTGAAACGGTTGAAAACATCCGAAATGAAAAATTTAAAGTACCGGATGATACCCTCTTAAACGGCAAAACAAAATCCGCAATCAATGTTGATGATTACGAGGAGATTACTGACGATGGCGACTTGCCATTCTAATCGATGCCTATGTACACACCTTTTGAAATACAGGACATGCTTAAAAGCATGACTATTTTAATTGATACGCGGGAGCAAAACACACCGGCATTCCGGCGGCGCGTCAAGGACATGGGATGTCCGGTTGAGCGGGCAAAACTGGATTATGGGGATTACTCTTGTAAAACGGTGCTTCCCNNCGTGTGACGTCTATTCGCTTGCCGACAAGGTTTGTATCGAGCGCAAGATGAATTTTGATGAGTTGTGCCAATGCTACACCAAAGGCCGCCAGCGATTTCAGCGAGAAATTTGAACGTGCGGCGGCTGACGGCGCAAAAACAATCCTGCTAGTTGAAAATGCTGACTGGTCAAAAGCCTTTAGGGAGGATTACCGCAGTCAATTGTCTGGTAATGCCCTAATTGCCAGTATGCTTGCATGGTCTGACCGGTACAACATACATAATTAATTTTTGCGACCCAGCAGACAGCGGCAAACTAATTTACAAGATATTGTATTATGCTCTCAAGGAGCGCCTAGAGCGTGGTGATGCCGCATGACAACGAATCCGGTTGCTGACTGCATTAAATCATCTATCACAATGACGGATATTTTTAACCGGTACGGCTTTGAGCCAAACCAGCGCGGATTTTTAAGCTGCCCTTTTCATGACGAAAAAACAGCAAGTTTGTCCACTTATGCGAATGGAACAAAGTGGAAATGCTTTGGCTGTGGCCGTTACGGGACAGTGATAGATTTTGTGATGGAGCTGTTTCATATTGATTTTCGGCAGGCCGTATTGCGGCTGGACAATGATTTTGGTCTGAATCTTACAAACCAGCGTGTCAATAGCCGTCAGGCCGCGAGAATCGCCCATGAATGGGCAGAAAAAGAGCGAGCCTTGAACCAATACCGTGCCGAATATGATGCAAAATGCGAAGCGCACAGGCGGTGTCACGTCTTGCTCACTTGTACCCCTGCCCCACCCATAGGGCAGCCAAAATCGGACGAAACGGCGCAGAAGCTGGCAGCGGCACGAGCTGAGCTGGATTATTTGGATTACTGGTTTGAGCATAATCCGTGGAGGTGAGAACAATCGATGAAATTGAAGTAGTGCCGGTGTTTACACAAGAAGACTTTTTGACTGGTACAGCGCCGTATGAGTTTGTCTATCAATATAAAGACAATCGTTTTGCACAAGGACGAATCTTAAACATAATCAGCATCAACGCAGAAGCTGTCAAAGTGAAGAATTTTAAAGGATTGTATAAAGAATATGAAAAAAGCCTTAATTCGAATTCGCTTTTGACCGGCAACACGACGCAGTTTGACGGGCAAGAAATCGAGCTGTACTGTGATAAATGGATAGCCGATGAAGGTGGCGTGAGCACCTACATGGGTGAGACAAAAGGCGAGGTATACGCTTGCGTACATCCAATCTTGCCAGTCCAGCGGCTTGTCAACATTGATGCCGGTATCGAGAAACTTAAAATCGCCTACCGCAAAGGCAAGCAGTGGCGTTATGTGATTGCAGACAAAAAGACATTGGCAAGCAATAACTCCATTTTGGCGCTTGCTGATGTAGGCGTGGCGGTCACCTCCGAAAACTCTAAGTATCTGGTAAAGTATCTACATGATGTAGAAAATTACAGTTATGATATAATCCCCGAAAAAAACAGCGTCGGGCGGCTGGGCTGGATTGAGGGTGAGGGATTTTCGCCGTATGTGGACGAGCTTGTTTTTGACGGCGATGCGAACTTTCGCACCTACTTTGAAAGTGTACAAGAACATGGCAAATTCGAGAAATGGCTGGATATGGCCAAGCAAATCCGCAAAGGCGATATTTCCGCTCGAATCATTTTGGCCGGCAGTTTTGCAAGTGTGCTGGTTAAGCCTTTAGGCGGTCTGCCCTTTTTTATCCACTTGTGGGGCGGCACTGAGGTTGGTAAAACAGTCGGCCTGATGCTGGCCGCCAGCGTGTGGGCAAATCCAGAGGTTGGGCGCTTTATCCATACTTTTAACAGTACGGCAGTCGGGCGCGAAAAATCAGCCGCTTTTGTCAACTCCATGCCACTAATAATGGACGAGCTACAAATTGTCAAAGACCGCAAAGAGTTTGATAAGGACATTTACATGCTGTCAGAGGGTGCAGGGCGCACCAGAGGTAATAAAAACGGTGGCGTGGATAAAACCCCGACATGGTCAAACTGCATCCTAACGAGCGGCGAAATGCCCATTACAGGCACGTCCTCCGGTGGCGGTGCGGTGAACCGAATCATTGAAATCGAATGCTTAAAAAAGCTATTTGAGGACCCGCGTGCGGTGGCTGATACCGTCAAAAAGAATTATGGATTTGCTGGGAGAGAATTTGTCGAAATCCTGCAAGACGATGGCAACATGGAGCTTGCAGAGCAGGTTTTTAAACAGTTTTATACTACATTATCCGAGAGCGACACAACCGATAAACAGGCATTGGCGGCGGCGCTGATATTGACCGCCGACCAGCTTGTAACGGATTGGATATTTAAGGATGGCCGAGCAATCACGACGGCTGAAATCGCTAAATTTTTACAGTCCAAGGCGGCGGTATCTGTCAATCAACGCGCCTATGAGTACCTTTGCGAGTATGTTGTCCAAAACAAAAATAAATTTTGCGGTGAAAGCATCGATACAGAGGTCTGGGGCAAAATCCCGGACGGTGGCCGCGAGGTGTGGATTGTTCGGCGCGAATTTGACCGGATTTGCGCGGATGCCGGGTACAACGGCAAGGCACTTTTGAGTTGGCTAAGGGATAACGGCAAATTGGAGCTTGGCACAAAAGGGCTGACAAAAACAAAGCGTATTAACGGGATTCCTTGCGGATGTGTGGTTATATTGTTTCCGGAGGATGAACNAAAATCAGACGAAGAATATGAGTTAATCGCAGACATGTACGAGGACGTGTGACCGTATGACTGCTTGTGTGACTTTTTTTAATTTCACAAACCCCGTAACCACGGGCATTCGCGGCCGTTTGTGTGAATGTTGTGACTTTGTGCTGACGTTTTTNTATATACCCACTTTATATGCGGAGAGCGCGTCCGATTAGTTGTATCGCTCTTTTTTTATATNTAGAGATTTTCGCGGAAAAAAGCACACATTTCACACAAT